GGTTGCTCCGGTTGCGTACGAAACTAGGTAACTGAGAGTAGTTACTTTAAGCTTTGATAGAATTCGGTGCTTGGCTCGCCTGAACCGCGGGTCAAGGGTTCCGCGGCTAGCTGGCCGGCGTCGCCGATCTCGACGCGCGGCAGAGAACCCGCTGCCGGGGCGGGAACGAGCGATGGCGCGGTGGAACACAAACCTTTATTGCTTGGGCTCGAGGTCGATGGCGACTTCCCCGCCGGTGACCAGGATGCCGCGGATGGGTGCGGCACCGAGCGTGCCGGTGACGTCGACGCTGAGCCGCTGGCCGTCCTGCAGGTCGGCTAGATCTCGGTCGTCGAGGGCGACGATGAGGGTTTTCAGGCCGGCAACCGTGGCTGTGGCGATGATCATCGGCTGCCGTCCCGCCGGGGCACGCTTTCGATATCCGGGTTCAGTGAGATCATCGGGAAGGTGCTACCCGCCTGGACGTCAGGGTCTTTCCCGAAGCAGTATATGCAGATCACCTCGGCCGTTTCGGATTGCGCCGCGGCGCGCTGTTTCGGGCCGATCCAGCCGGGTTCCCCACACCTGCTGCAGTCGATGAGGCTGTGTTCGATGGTGATGGGCGAGCGTAGGCCGCGAGTTGCTTCGATGACTCTCGGATCTTTGAAGATCGCCGGGGGGTAGATCGGAATGATCGCCCTCATGTGCGCTCCTCGGTTCCGTCGGCAAATGTGACGACGATGCGGACCGGGAAGCCTGTTTCGTCGATCCCCGGCACGCGGATGGCGCCCGGCTCGGTGACGTGCACGAACCATACGGGGTCGGTGTCGGCTTCCTGGTCTTGCCGGTAGGCGTAAATTCGGATGGGGAATGCGTTCGCTGGGAAGTCGTGGAATGCGACGCTCATGCCGTTCGCTTTCGCTCGTAAACGGTGACGTAGTCGTGCAGGCCGTAGAACTGGACCGGCCGGCACGTAGCTACCTCCTGCCAGTCGCGCTCGAGCGCCTGGAACATGGCGTCGTTACCGCAGCACCCGCCCTCACCTTCGCCGATATAGATTACGCGGCGCCCGGCGTAGGCAGCGAGGGCGCGCTCGCCGACGTCGGACTCGTACGGCGGCCACGAAAGCAGCAACGTCCAGGGCGCTCCGCCCATTTTGACCGCGTCGGCGGCGTCCATGCGGGCGACATCGACATGCATGCCCTCACGGTGCCAGTTGTTCGCGTCGGTCCCGTCGGGCGGGTTGATGTCGCTGGCGATGACGTCGATTCCTGCCTGTTCCAGTAGCCATGCCCACCATCCCGATCCGGCGAGCGGGTCATTGACGCATCGCCCGGCGTGGGCCCGGACGAAATCGACGGTTACCGGGTCGGTGACAGTCCATGAGAACCTGCCGCAAAGTTCATGTCGGTCGACCCTGAGATCGAAGTCTCTCGCGATCGACCCGTAGGTGTCGACGCACGGCCCGCCGTAAAAGCGATCAACTTTCACGTATTCTCGGACGGCTTCCCAATAGGCGTTCGTGCTGGCCGGGGCAAGTACCGGCAGGGTCGAGTTTTCCGCATCCACCACCGCACCTTAATGCCCGTCGCGCGATGCGCCGGGCATCTCACTCTGCCGTGCGACGCGGCGAGCCGAGAGGACAAGAGATCATGGCCGGTTACGGGCCGCCGCCGGCGGAGAACAAGCGCCGCCGCAACGCCGACAGTTTCGCCGATCACAAGGCGACGGTGGTGGATGACGGGGAGATCGTGGGCCCGCCGCTCGAGGGTCCCGACTGGTCGTTGCATGCCCGCTCGTACTGGGACACGTGGCGCCGCTCCCCGCAGGCTAAGGCATTCCTGGCTACGGACTGGATGCGCCTGCGGATGCTAGTGCCTCTGGTCGAGTCGTATCTCGAGTCTCCGACGCCGGTGAAGTTGGCGGAGATCCGCCAGAACGAGTCCTTGCTGGGTGCGACGCACACGGATCGGCTGCGGTCGCGGATCAAGGTGGAGAAGCCGGCACCGGAAGCTGAGACGTCGGCCGGGGTGACGGCGCTCGATGAGTACCGCAAGTCTCTCGCTGGCTGATTTGGCCCGCGGCGACGCTTGCCGCTCCGAGCCGTGCCCGCGGGTCGGTGTCGGCTACGGCGTTACAGGCCGGCCTGTTGCGCCGCCGCGGATGTGGTCATGGTAGCGGCGACGGTGGCCGCGCTGTCGACGCCGGTCCGGATCGGCCCCGCGGGGCTCCCGAAGCACACGATCGGCTGGCACGCGCTCTCGTGGTCGGCGGAGTATTTGCGGCAGCCGGATGGTCCGGACGCCGGCGATCCGTGGCGGTTCACGAAGGAGCAGGCGCTTTTCCTCTTGTGGTGGTATGCCACAGACGAGACGGGACGGCGGTTCACCTACCGCCGCGCCATGTTCCGCCGGATCAAGGGACACGGCAAAGACCCGCTTGGCGCCGCGTTGTGCGGGATCGAGTTGTGCGGCCCGTGCCGGCCGGACGGCTTGGACGCCAAAGGCGAGCCGGTGGGGATTCCGCACCCGTCGCCATGGGTGTGCACGGCGGCGGTGTCGTTGGATCAAACCAAGAATACGATGCGGCTCTTTCCGAGCCTGTTTTCGGATGCGGCGATTGACGATTACGGTATCGATCTCGGCAAGGAGATTATTTACACTCGCCGCGGGTTGCTTGAGGCGGTCACCTCTTCGCCGCGTGCGCTCGAGGGTAAGCGCACCACGATGACCTTGAAGAATGAGACCCATCATTGGCTTGAATCCAATGACGGGCTCGCTATGGCGGAGGTCATTGCCCGGAACCTGACTAAGGCCCGCGGCGGTGACGCCCGCAGCCTGGCGATTTCCAACGCCCACAATCCGGGCGAGGGCAGTGATGCTGAGGCGGACTACGACGCGTATTTGGCGGCGCAGACCGGCCGCGGCCTGCAGGATTTCCTCTATGACTCGATCGAGGCGCCCGCCGGCATCGACATCACCGACTCCGACCAGGTTCGGCAGGGGCTGATCGCCGCCCGTGGCGATTCGGACTGGCTTGACCTGGATCGGCATGTGGCCGAGATTCTGGACCCGCGGACCAGAGAGGGCATGGCCCGCAGGTTCTACTTCAACCAAATCGTCGCGGGCGATGACGAATGGCTGTCCCGGAAAGCATGGGATGATCTCGCCGCGCCGCGCGAAACGCTCGGCTGGCTGAAAGGCTGCCCGCCGCCCGGAACGCCCCTCGTGGCGGGCTTCGACGGCAGTGACACGGATGACTGGACGGCTATTCGCTGCGAAACGCAGGACGGCTACCAGTTCACCCCGCGGTTCCCTGACGGGAAGCCGATGATCTGGGATCCGGCCCGCCACGGTGGCTACATCCCGCGCGGTGAGGTCAACGCGGCTATCAAGTACTTGTTCGACACGTACACGGTGGTGCGGCTGTATGCGGATCCGCCGTATTTCCAGTCGGAGATCGACGAGTGGTCGGCGCTGTACGGTGATGATCATGTCGTGCGGTGGGCGACGTATCGGCCGCGGCAGATGGCTGAGGCGCTCGAGCGGTTCCGCACTGACGTGCTGGCGGGGCAAATCTCGCATGACGGTTGCCCGATCACGAGCGTGCACGTCGGCAATTGCCATGCCGACCGCCGGCCGCAAGGTGTCCTGATCCGCAAGGATCGGGCCCTGTCGCAGCGCAAGATCGACAGTGTGCTTTCCAGCACGCTCGCGCATGAGGCTGCCTTTGACGTGACTGCCGCCGGTTTGTGGGGTGGCGTTCGGCGGTTGACTCGGGTTACTGGCCGGGTGCGGGGCTATTGACGGTCGCTTCGGCTTGCCGGGTGCGGTGCCATCGGACGGCAAGGGCGGCTGCCGACACGGCGAGCATGAACGCCGGCTGATTCTGGCTCATGAGTCCCGCCGCCATAAACATCACGGCGTCCGATTCTTCCTGTCCGTCGAGTTCTGCAGCGACAGACAATGCTGCTTGCACGCCCTTGCTGAGCGTGTCTTCCATCTGCGCCTGTAGGGCTTCTTCGCTAAACATTCGCACAGCATAAGCAGTCGCGAGGGGTGGCATCGTGGCGGACGCGCCCCTCTCCCCCGTCTGGTGGGTCAAGCGCCTACATAAGGCGATGCTTGAGCGCTGCCGTACCGACCGCGACCGGCTGTCGATCGACGATCTTGACGCCTACTACCGGGGGCGGCCCACCCGGCTCCCGTGGCTCCCCGAGCAGGCAAGGGACGAGTTTTACCGGCTGCTCGAGCTGACGAAATCGAATTATATGGGCCTGGTTGTCGACGCTACGAGCGAGCGGCTGGCGGTCGAGGGGTTCCGGATCGGCGACGATTCCGAAGCGGACTCGGAAACGTGGGATATCTGGCAGAACAGCAATTTCGATAACGACAGCGATCAGGCGATTCTTGAGGCTCTGATCACGGGGCAGTCGTACGCGCTGGTCACCCCCGGCGCCACCCCGGACGACATGCCGATGCTGTACGCCGAGCACCCGTCGCAGGCGATTGTCGCGTACGTGCCGGGTTCAGGCCGGCGCGAGGCGGCCGCCGGGTTGAAGGTGTGGGAAGACGAGTGGACCGGCCGATACATGGCGACGCTTTATTTGCCGGACTTCGTTTTCAAGTTTCAGGCGATAAACGTGAAAACGTCCGCCGTCGACGGCATCAACTGGGAGCGGCGGAACGTTCCCGGCGAGTCGTGGCCGCTGCCGAATCCTCTCGGCGAGGTGCTGCTGGTCGAACTGCCGAACAATCCGCGGCTGTTGACCGGCGGGGTTTCGGAGATAGCCGACGTCACGGCAGTTCAGGACCGGATCTGCAAGACCCTCGCAGACCGCCTGATGACCCAGGACTACGGGGCTTTCCCGCAAAAATGGGCTATCGGTTTTCCGGAGGAAGACGCGCAGGGTCGCGCCAACCGCATCGACGTGGGCCGCAACCGGATGGTGACATCCGACATCGCCGAAACGCGGTTCGGGCAATGGGAGTCGGCCGCCCTCGATCCGTATTCGGCGGCGAAACGGGAAGACGTCAAAGACATCGCCAGCCGCACCCGCACCCCCGCTCAGTATCTGCTGGGCGAGATGTCCAACGTCAACGGCGAAACGCTGAAAGCTGCCGAATCCGGCCTCGTGTCGAAAGTGCGGCAGCGTCAGCGCTCATACGGTGAAGGGTTCGAACGTCTCGTCGGTTTGGCGCGGCGCGCGGCAGGCCTCGGCGACTCGTCGGAAACCGTCGAAACGATCTGGCGGAACCCCGAATTTCGGACCGAAGGTGAGCTTGTCGACGCGCTTGTCAAAATGTCGACGATCGGCGTGCCGCACGAAGCTCTGTGGGAGCGGTGGGGTGCCACCCCCCTGGAAATCTCTCGGTGGAAGGCCATGGCGGAAGAGGCGACCGCCCGTGACATTGCCGGGCAGATTACGGCGTTGACGGGGCAGCAGTTGCCGGCCACGAACGCGGGCGACCAGCAGCAGTACCCGCAGGCGGGGCCGCCGGCATGAGCCGCCGATTTGAGCTCCACCGCGACATAGACCACAGCGGTGTCTCCGGGCTGGGTGTCGTCGCTGAGGGCGTGCAGTTCACAGACGGGGTGTGCGTGTTGCGCTGGAAAGGCGAGCACGCGTCCACGGTCGTCTGGGCAGGCGTGGCGGGTGTCGTCGCGGTTCATGGCCACAACGGGGCGACCCGGGTGGTCTTCATCGACCCGGAATAGCCGCCCGTGCAGACCGCTGAGCTCGCCGCCCGGCACGCCGCAGCACAGACCGCCCTCGCCCGGCGCGCCGCGCAGGAGACGGCGCGGCTGTGGGCGCAGATCGAACGGACCGCCATCGGCCACTCGTGGCGGATGCTACTTCCTCGAGCTCTCGCGCTGGTTTCGGCCGCGCAGCTTGCCGCCGCCGGTCGGGCGGACGGTTACGTCGGGACGGCGATCGGCGTAGAGAGCACGGCGCGGGTCGTACCCGCCGGGTTCGCCGGGGTCGCCTCGGACGGCCGACCGCTTGTCACCCTGCTGCAGCAGCCGGTCTTCACCACGCTGCGGCAGATTTCCGCCGGCGTCAGCCCGGCGCAGGCGCTCACCTCAGGCGGCTACGCCCTCGACATGATCGTGCGCACGCAGGTAGCCGACGCCGGACGGGTCGCCGCCGGCGTGGCGATAGCCGGCCATCGGCGCGCCACCGGTTACGTCCGCCTCGTGGTCGGCAAGACGTGCGCCCGCTGCCTCATCCTGGCCGGCCGCCGCTACGCCTGGAACGCCGGGTTCCAGCGGCACCCGCGCTGCGACTGCCGGCACGTCCCGGTCGTGGAGGACGTGCCCGGCGACATCGCGACCAACCCCCGCGCCTACTTCGATCGGCTCACCGCCGACGAGCAGGACCGGTTGTTGGGGAAGGTCGGGGCTGCAGCAGTTCGTGACGGTGCCGATCTGGCGAAGGTCGTGAACGCCCGCCGCGGGATCCAGGCGGCTGCGGATGGCCGGCTGTACACGACGGAGGCGGCCGGCCGCCGGCCGCGGCTCATGCCGGAGCAGATCTACCGGGAGGCCGGCAGCGACCGGGCCGAGGCGATCCGGCTGCTGCGGCTGCACGGCTATTTGATCTAGGCGGGCGGCGACCGCGGCGAAGCAAGCTATCTCGCGTCCGACCGGCCAAACGCGCTCGCCGCGGTGCTTCGCTCCCCGGCCGTGGGGGCCGCCCGCGTGACCAGCGTAGACGTCCCTCGCCGCGACGGCGGGGCGAACAAGGGAGAACAGCCGCGATGGCTGACGAACCAACCGACGCCGAGCTCGACGCCGCGACGGCGACCGAAACCGGCACCCCGCAGGCCGGCCAGCAGACCGGAACCGCGGACCTCGGCGACGCCGGCAAGCGGGCCCTCGAAGAGGAGCGCCGGGCCCGCCGGAAGGCCGAAAAAGAGCTTGCTGACCTGCGCAAAGCCTCGATGACCGACAACGAGCGGGCGATTGCCGAGGCGAAAGCGGCCTCGGCGGCCGAGGCGAACAGGGCTGCGGCGCCGCGGCTGATCCGCGCGGAGCTGCGTGCCGCGGCCGCCGAGGCGGGGGTTTCGAAGGATGCCCTCGATGGCTTCCTCGAGTACGCCGATCTCAGCCGGTTCGCCGGTGACGACGGCGAACCGGATTCCAAGGCGATCGCTGCTGCGGTGAAGCGTCTTGGCGGCGCGTCTGGCCGCGCCGATTACGACGGCGGCGCCCGCGGCAGCGCGGCGCGACCTATGGATATGTCGACGCTCATTCGCCAGAAGGCCGGCGTTATCTGATTTTTGCAGCATCCCCGTAGGCCAACGGGATTCGCTGCCCTTACAGGAAAGGAATATCGATGGCCTACAATAATTTGACGTCTCGGACGGACGCTGCGGCTCTCATGCCGGAGGAAGTGTCCACCGAGATGATGGGAAAGGCGGTCGAACAGTCGGCTGTCCTGCAGATGTTCCGGCACATTCCGGTGGGCCGCGCACAGGTGCGTTTCCCGGTTCTGTCGGCGCTCCCGGTCGCGTATTGGGTGTCCGGTGACACGGGTCTTAAGCAGACTTCCGAGGTCAACTGGACGAACAAGTACATGAACATCGAAGAGATCGCCGTCATTGTCCCCGTGCCGGATAATGTCGTCGCGGACGTTTCGGTCAACATCTGGGACCAGATGGAACCGTACGTGAGGGAAGCATTCGGCCGCACCCTCGATTCGGCGGTTTTCTTCGGCACGAACGCGCCCAGCTCCTTCCCGACGTATGTGCAATCGGCCGTTTCCGGTGCCGCGAACACGGTCACCGCGAACGCGGCAGCCACGGCAGGTGCCGGTCTCGGGGACCTGGACGGGGCATACGCCAAGCTGGACGCGGACGGGTTCGACGCCTCGGGCATCATCGCCGCAACGTCGTGGCGCAGCCGGCTGCGGACTTCCCGGGATTCGACCGGCCAGAAGATCGACCCGGGACGCATTACCGGCGACCTTAAGGCTGTCGACGGCTTGCCGATCGCTTACCCGATGCGGGGGCTCTTCCCGACCGGATCGGGCGGCGTGTACGCGTTCGTCGGCGACTGGTCGCAGTTCGTGGTCGGCATTCGCTCCGACATCACGGTGAAGATCCTCGACCAGGCAGTGATCCAGGACAACACCGGGCAGATCATCTACAACCTCGCCCAGCAGGACATG